GGCGGTGTCTAGCCTTCACAGTACGTACCTCACCCGACCTCCATACGGAGTCCGGTGCTGGGTTCTCAATGAACCACTGCATGAGTCTGTACTGCCCGTCAATATCAGTCTTTGTGACCTTGCTTTCAACTACAAGGCACTTATACTGAAACCGTTGAAAGTTACGGTTGTATTTACGGACGCGCGCATAGCGTGTTGGTCCTTGGATACCCATGACGGTAGCTCCTACTGGTACGAATGGAATCCACTTTCGAAGATTCCATGGTATCGAGTCAAGCAGTGTCGAAGATGCTCTAATGAACCCTTTAAAATAAAGGTTGTTCGAGCAATCAACGACAGACTCGGTACTAGCAGGATCAGAGGAGTTATATACTGTGTGCACATACGCAGGGGTCACGTTGACCCCTTTGTAGGCATCCATTCCGCATGATTCTCTGAAGAATCCTTTTGTAAAGGACTTTCCGAGGTTAACGCGGAGATGTAACGCCGTGATGAGTACACAGATCCTCTGGAATACGTCTGTGGGGACTATCATATCATCCCCGTAGACGCGGACCTTCCGAAACAAGTCGGCATGTCTTGTCGATGGATTGTCGCTGAGTAAAACCCCAGCACAGACCAGCGTATAGACAATAGACTGTATAGGAAATGTGAACGCAGCTCCCTGTGCGGCAAATTTCTTCGCCACAAGGGTACCTCGCGGAGTCGTAATTGTGGGTGTTCGAGCGGCATTAAGGATCTCCAAAAACGAATAGGATTTCCGAAATACACACTCTACCACCGCACACGACAACCGATCCGAGGCGGAAGATAGATCAATAGTTGAAAGTGATCTGTCTTCAGATGCGTCGAGAGCCATTCTTTGAGACGGCCCTTGATCCTCAATGGTTATGGAATGATGGAGAACCGATTGCTTAATCGATTTCCTTATCATTTTCATAAGCCCTTGCTGCACGAATTGCGCAGCAATCGGCTCCGAAGCAATAAGCCTCGGTCCCTTGAAGTCCTTGGGCACGTCTATAAGTTTGGCAGGCTGTTGGACACGAAAGTCCTTGGCCTGTTCTTCCCCCATCCAAGTGAGATTGGGTAAACCCCACTCGCAGAATGGGAAGAACTTCTCTAGGCGATCCGGCCATGT